GAGCAAATGTACGACTGTCTTTTTTTCCTCTGTCATTAATTAACCTCCTTTCTAGATTACTTTAGGTGCTTTAAACATAAAGAATTTATTTGCTTCAATTTTAGTTTTTTGTTTCTTTGTAATCTTTTCACGTCTTAGTTGTTGTAAATACCAAGCAAGCATTGCTATTGTATAAGCTCGGTCATCACCTATCTTATTTTGTTTATCGGGAGGAAGATCATACCTTACATTTCCGTTTGAACTTTTAAAGGAATAGATACTAACTAATTCTTCTTTGGCAATGTCAATATTGGTGAGTGATAGTATCTCTTCATCTGTTAGTTTGTACTTTTTTACTTCGCCGTCACCTGAAGGAAGGTTCAACTCCCCTTTATAATCGTAAGCTTCTGTAAAAGTAATTAAATTTAGATTCATCATTTCAATTAACGCTTCAAACATTTCCTTCTTATATTTTTGAGGGGATAGAAGTGTTAGTTTATCTGTAGCATTAGGATACTTAGAAATATAATTTTTATATTCATCATGATTTTTATCAATCAAACCTCTACGTTTATTGCCGCTTGTATCTACCCAATCCTCAAGTAAGCCATCAGCCCATGCACTCATACCAGCGCCACCTGCACCGGCATCAATAAGAACTTGATGAATATTTTCATAATCTGCCGCCTGAGTTCCATTGTAGTCAACCAACATTCGTTTGAAGTCTTTAATTTGATCAGGAGTTTTAATTGGTGTTTTCTTTTTCTTTTCTAGGTCAGTCCACGAAACGTTGTTAGAAATAGCCATTTTGAATCCGACTTGCTCATCATAAATAATTTCACCGACAGTACAAACAGAGTTATCATGGTTACGAGCAGGGTCAACCGCTAAAACAAACTTCTGACTTCCAGTGTTTGAAAGGGTAGGGGGACGTACTTCTGAATTCCTAATAATCATTGCTCGTTTAATTATTTGACTGTCTGATCCCTCTGTAGTGAATATGTTTTTATACTCACGCATAGCTTTTTCTTTATTTTCCCTCATAGCAGCATCTACAGTTTCTTGAGAAAGTAGAGAAACAGGATATAACTTACCGTTGAATGTAGTATTAATTACAACATCAGAACTTATATCTGCAACAAAGTATCTCTTGTCACCTAGAAACATCTTTTTAGCAAAATCAGAGTATTTTCTAAAGAAGTAAGTATCTGTAGAAGAAGCTGATGAAGCATAAACTAATTGGTTAGGCATTTGCTTAGGGAACAAAGTAACATCAACATCTCCACCAAGTCTGAAGTCACTATTCTGAACAGCAAAAGGCTCTGATGTAGTGAATAGTTCATCAGGAGCGAATCCACTTTCATCATAAAAGTTTAGGTTAGAACGTTTACTTCGGTTATTATCGAAAGAACCATTAAGCGAGTTTACAATACTACCGTTATATAATTTGTATTGGAAAGAAGACGGGTTGTGAGTAAATCCATCTGTATTAGATGAACTTTTCACTGTTTCGTTATAGAAAACATCTGTTAATCCTGTGAATGAAGCAATTTCACGTTTAGCTATCTTTTCAATTTTCAAGAACATTTCTTGAGACTGAGAGCCAACACCTGCTAAAATGTAAGCTTGAAAGTTAGGTATCAATAAACTTTTAGCCATAATAAAAGGGCTCCCTAGTGTTGTTTTACCACTGTTACGCCCCATACACCAAAGTACATATTGTTTTGACCAACTCTCCATAAATACATATTTTTGATAATCAAGCAGTTCCATACCAAAGAAACGTTCAACAAATTTAACAGGATTTTTTCTACCCCACTGAATAATTTCAGCTAGTTTTAAATAACCATCGATTTTTCTTTGAGAGAGGTTTTGTTTACTCATTTATAACTTCACCAACTCTTTTTATGGAAATAAGCTCTTTTTTTAATATTCTATTCTCTTCTTCAAATTTAGCAGCCTTAGTTTCTAAATCTTGAATAATTTCTCTTTGCTCTAGAATCATGGCAGTATAATCATTTTCATCAAATTGTAACTGCGCCACAATACTTTGGTTACTAATATCCGCAACTTGTTTCATACCAATAGCAGTTTCAATGTCGTAAAGATTAACTTCTCCTTCTTCAAAACCCTTTTCTTGAAGAGTTTTAATAATTCCAGAAAGAGTTCCTGCACCTTTACTTTTGTTATTGTTGTTGTTGACTGAAATTCCATTATCTTTAGCTAGTTTCAATAAAGAATCAAGAATATTTTTTTTAGCTGTCACCAGAGAAGTAATTCCGCCGGAGTTTAATTTATCAATATCATTAGTAATAGTTGTAATCGCATGATTAATCTTGTCTATTTGATTAAATCCTTTTACAATTTCTATTACAGCTTGCAATTTAAATCCATCTTCAAGAGTGCTTTCGTCAAGAAAGTCTATTATATTGTTATAAAGTAACAATTTATCTTTTTCGTTTTCATAAATAAAAGGATCATATCCTAGCAATCTTAGAACATCATATTTTGCTTTTATATCAATAGTAGTAACCGGTTCTTCATCAACTTTAATAGAGACGACTTTACTTTGTTCTCTATCTGTTGTGGTAGGAATAGTAGAAACTGACTCTACTGAATCAAATTCACTTTCTTTCCATGTGTAATCTCTATATTGCTGCATACCGATGTTTTTCATATATGTGCCAAATAGACGCATGTTTCTTTTCTTTGATTCTTCTACAGAAGATTCATATATCTGGTAAATAAAAGGTCTATTCATTTCTAGTAATACAGTTTGTATAGATAAAATAGTTTCCTTGGCAAAAGGATTTTCAGTATTTAAACTCTCTAATATGCAATCAATACACACGGGGTACTTTTTATCTGCATAATTGGCTGAATTAGAAAAGTAGAAACTCTTATCTATATTTTTTAGTTTTTCACATTTCAAGCATTGTTTTTTTACAATCTCTTTTCTTGGGGGTCTAGGCATTTCATTTCACTCCTTTCAATCCTTGTAAAATAAAAAGCCCTCAATCATGCCAACCACAAGGTGAGGGGGAGTACCAAGTGATTAGCATGTTCAGGACTTTCAGTTATGTACTAATTAATCTTCATCATCAATTTCTTCAAACAAACTATTCTCGAACTTATGTAAATTCTCTAAATCTTGAAGTGTTTGTTTTGCGTTATCAATAAGCATCTGTTTAGCAGTCCATGTGTTTATATCTTCGAAAAACATAAGCAATATTTCTTCAACAGAGACACCGTGTTTAATGTTGTATTCCAACATCGCTACATAATCTTCGATGATATCCTCAACCGGCTCATTCGGAGGAACTATCATTACATTTGGGCAATTATCATCCATTTAATTTCATTCTCCTTAAAGTAGGAAGAGGATGACTGATAATCATCATACCTTTAATTAATTTATTTTTATAAAAACTAAAATCTAATTATATATGTAGCTTCAAGACCTTCATTCTCATCAAATACAATAAACTTTTGAGATGGTCTTGCTGCGAATCTTCCCTGCATAGCATAATCATCCATTCCAATCAAAGAGCCATTGACAATAACTGTTGTCTTACCATGTTCTTTCTCATAGTTATGATGAATATGTCCACCAATAATATAATCCGGTATATATCCAAGCATTTGCGGAAGACGAGTTACACATTGGTCAATACGATCATAGTTACCATGAACAAAAATCAACTTCTTACCTAAGATGTCAGTTGCTAAGTATCCGTCTTGTTCAGTAACAATATTCACATTAATTACATCACGTAGTCTTGCTTCAAGATACCAAGAGATAAGATACTCAAAGTTTTCCTTCATACCAACATCGTTTTTATTTCCCGTTCTACCATGGTTACCGACAAGATGATAGAAATTAATTGTCTCGAAATTACATGCTAATTTAACAAGTACTTCAGCAAGTGTCTCTGATACTAGTTGAGTTTGCTCAATAATATCTTCGTTAGATTGAACTCTTGTAGACACATGAATAATACCTGAAAGCAAATCTCCAAGATTCGCAACATGCAAAGTAGAGA